CAATCTCTTTGTAACCCTCGCCAAGAACTTCAGCGTTCTTGTCGTAGTTATCGAAGTGTTCGTGCTTTTCAGAAATGAGAATCTCAAGATCTTCGACAGGGACGTTCTCGTAGATATACTCGTCGTTAGTAATGTCGTAGTGAGTTACAGTGCCATCTTCCAGCATAGTATGCTGCTCAGGAATGACATCGAACTCTTCGTTCTTGTAGTTAACCTTCTTAGCGCAGTCATGTTTCTTGCGCTTACCACCCATCTCGTCCTTACCAAGGCGACCAGTGATAACATCACGGCGAGTTACCTTATCATAAGGGGGAGCATTGTTAGCAAGGTTGCCATCATTCTTCTCCTGTACCTCTTTATAGGCACTGGACATATCTGGGAGATCTCTGAGATTCATTTTACTTCGTGTCCTTGTCCTTTTTATTTATCTTGCGAATGAATTCACCAGGGGTTAATCGCTTGACATAGTTAGTCAGTTCGTCAGTACCCATTTCCCCTGCTGGTGTGAAGTCGAATCCATGAACGTCATTACGCTCTACCAAGTCTTTCAACCAGGTACGGAAAATATTATCAGACTCATCAATACTGATGACGTAATTGCTACCGCGACTAACGATTTTAGAAATGACCCCTGTGTTAACATTCTCTACAAAGCATCCTACAGAAAATAAACCACCATCAAAGTATGCCTCACGTAGACCCTGAGGATCTAACTTGGGGGCAATCTCAAACAGAGCGTATGATGCCTCAGCGAAGTCATCAAACTGTTCTACTTGCATTGCTTGGCGTAGAGTCAAGTATAACTTCTCTTTGCCTTCTTTACCCAATCCTTCGGGCACACCTTTAGAAAATGTATCAAAGTCATCTTCTGCTGCTGCCTTACGCATCTTAGATGCAGACATACCTTCTACACCTTCAGCATCAGGATCACGCCCACCTGCACTTACCACATTGATTTCGTCGAATGTGTATGCGTCTCCGTTGTATTTTTGTGTGAGTGATGTGAACTCAGATACCCTGTCGCCTCCCACCACAATATTAACTGTGCTATACCCGTCAGTATCGAGGGCGGTGAGCACATCAAAAATAGTACGCATGTCGGGATTATCAACAATCGCGTTCGCGTGATCTGGATATGCCTGCCGCATATATTTAACTTTAGTCCCTGCGTCGAGGGGGTTCTTTTTAGGATCCTCCGACCTTGAGGGGTATATTCTATACTCTCCTCCACTGGATTTTGCCTCTCTTGCTACTCGTTTTATGAGAGTTTCATGCCCAATAGTAGGTGGATTAAATCTTCCAAATGTAATAGATATTGTGCCTTGATCGACCGCACCCGTGCCATCTCCAGTTTCTTCTTCTCCATTGGATTGCGTAGGGGTGGTGTCTTCACCTGGTTTTAATTGTACAAGTTTTCCATCCTTAGACATATGGGTTACGTTGCCCGAAGCGTCGGCATAACGTCCGTAACCAATGTGCTTAAGTTTTAATGTTTGAGCAGCTTTTGCTGCAAATGATTTCTCGGCTTCAGTTAGGAAAGCACTGAACTTTTTCATTCTACCAATTTTTACTAAGATTAAAGTTTGCTTTGCTAAATGTCAGTCGATCTACAAGTTTGTAAGGGGTTTCTGAGATAAGTACAAACCCTTCGTGAGAAGTTGGTTCACCGTCGATGAAACATTGAACCTTGCTGTCTGTACGAATCGCATCTAGTAGACGCTGTTTCAGTTGGAAGATCTTATGCCACACTCTAAAGGTATTAACATTGATCTCTCCCTTATATTTAGCTTCCAAGATGTTGTACATAAACTCAGGGGTTGGAAGCGATCCCATCCGAACGAATTTGTTCATCAGGGTCCTACAATACAAACGTGTGTAGGTGTTTGTAGAGACTTTACAGAAAGGAAGCAACGCGAGGATCTCGGCAACGAGTTTCAGATTGTTCCGATCTTCAATATAGGCATCGTTAGTATCTATAAACTTACAGTGAACGGTATCTTGGAGAGTAACACCGATACGCGCTTCAGCATTTGGAGACACCTCAGTATATACAGTATGAGGTGCTAGAATAATTTCTTTATTAAGCGCATAGGGAAATCTATACTCCACAGTATTAGGGCGATAAACACTGCTGCGACCGACACCGATCCAGTCAGCTTGGACAATGCCACTGATACGAGGAAGATAACGCAGACATAGACGAAGGATATCTGCAACATGCCCTTGATGATTCTTCGCAATGTCCTCATAATCATAATTAATTTTGACTTTGACTTTGTTGAAGACAGACTTAGTACCAACAAAGAACTGACCGTTCTCTGGATTAGTGCCGAACACGATAGCAGGAGCACCGTCCCACTTGGTAGACACACTCTTGCAGGTCAGAGCAGTCTTGACTGCACGCCAAGCAGCACGGCGACCGTCGAAGATGCTGTCTTCAAGGTGCTCAAGGTGTTTGTTAGGCAAGTCGTCCTCTGTCTGTATACCATTATTATAGCACGCTAGGGTGGAGTCGCACATAGATCAGGACAGTTTGTAGGGTGTCACTCCATCTTCATATACGGAGCAGAGTATTGAGACTGACTGGACGCATACAAGAATAGGTCTTCCATAACCTGATCTCGTTTCTTGCCTTGCAGTCCTTCTATGATAGAGAGTATTTGAACAACTTGCAACTTGGAGTATCTCCACTTTTCACTCTTTGCTTTGATCATCATCTTATGACTCTCTGCCCTACCACTTAATGCACCCAGGTCGATCATACCCTTTGCAATTTTTATCGCAGTTTTGTCATCATTTTTCTTAGCATCATTTGCTGCATTTGATTGAATCTGCATTACACCATGATTCCTCAGAATCATATTGATAGGACCATATGAGATCTTACCTTGGTTTGCTGCAGCACCTTTAACTTCTCCTTGCCATCCACTCAAAGAGTTATCACCACCAAAACTTCTAAACTGAATCTTTGCCTCACCACCACCAACTCTTACTTTCAGATATCCATCCATAGATTCTGAACTAAGTTCATATCCATTATACTTAACTTCTGGTTTCGTTCCAGATTGATTCATTGGTTTTAACTGTGCCGTTCCACTAATCTTCTTCAGAGACACACCAATCAAAGAACCATCCTGAATGAATCTCTGCATACAAGCATTCAATCCAAGGATAGTATTCTCTTCCATCAAACACTTGATATCAAAATCATTTCTAATCAAGTAGATGTCTGCAGGAGACCACTTGTTTAGGTCCATCCTCACACCTTCACGTTGTTTTACTCTCTTGAACTGCGCTTCAATCTGTGCTACTTGAGGTGAACCTCGGTGAAACTTATAGTTTCCACCACCATACATTTGGTGCAATTTTTTAGCACCTGCTAAGCAAGAGTTGATCCAATCATCAGGCAAATCATTACACATTGCCGAATATTTTTCATCAGTGATAGTTCTATCAACTACCTTTCGATCTTTGAAATTCTCACAAGTAACATCAGAATTATCAATCTTACCATTATTCTTCCATGCCATAGCAGCGTACATACACTGTGCTGACTCAGACAACTTAGTCAGTGCTGCACCTGCACCAGATCCTCCACCACCTTTTCTCTTATAGATCAGACGAATCTTATACTTACCTTCACTGTCATCAATAGGAATCTCAGTTACAGCAAAAGAGGACTCAGACTTGACAACTGTAGTGTCATACCGAACCCCCTTTGCTTTTAATTTTTCATGAATTTCACCCTGCACCTCAGAGCGTTCCTTAGTGAGGATACGCATCTTCTGCATAGTTTTACTTTCTTGCACTTGCTCAACTTCAATTCCCTCTAGAACTTCGTTGAGAACTAAAAATACATTGGAAGGTGAGTTAGACATAACCTTTTTGACTATTTAGTTGAAGTTATGTAGATTGTGCCAGACTGCACCAATGTTCATTTTACCGTGAAAGTAACCAGCGACGATCACACTAAGTGTTGCTGCTATCACTCCCAGAAACATCAGACTCGGAACTATCGGGTTCTTCGGTAATGTCGGATTCAATGATGTATCGTCGGGTTCTGTTTCCTCTGGAGTCGAGGGTTTCGGTTCGATACCATCGTCCATCAACCAGCTCCGCTATGCTCGTTAGCAGGTTCTCCGCTATCGCTTTGTTGCTCGCTTGCTTCCACCTTGGAATGATGTTGGAGTCGTTCTGGGTCATCGTTAATAGAAGGTACAGTTGGATTTCGTGAACGGTTTTTAATTACAATGAATGCATCTTTGTTGTACTTACGAGTGCCTTTGACAGGTGCCCACTTGGTGCCTGCACCTTCAATCTCATAGACTGAAGTGCCACCAATTTCAACATGAATGTCATCATGACTAACATCCCATCCAAGAGCAGCAATGGCATCGACGAGCACATCTTCAGTATACTTCATACATCTCCTTCCTTACGGTTTTCAGAGAAGTAGATGTCAAAAGCACCATCAGGATAACGGGATGACAGTTTCTCAACGTTCATCTCAATGATTTCATCGAGACAAGTTTCCAGACCCATACACGCTTGCATCATATACCACATGATGTCACCAAGTTCACGCTTCATATGGAACAGGTTATCTTCGTTGACAGGTTTACCTTGAAAGATAATCTTCTTTACTACCTCAGTGAACTCACCTGCTTCAGCAGATAGTCCTACAGCAGCAGTAAGCAATCGCTCGGTAGGAAAACCATCCTTTTCGAGTTCGTAGATGCGATTGGCAAAACTTTGATAGTCTTTACTTTCTTTCGACGTGACGGCATTGACGAACTCTGCATACTTTTTGGGGTCAATCATACTTTAGATCTTGAAATGTTTTCTTTGCTGTAAATCGTTTTACTAAATCAACCTGCTCCTGTTCAGTGCCAGCATCGACAAGATCATCTTGAGCAGATTCCTCAACATCATACAACCTCATCTTCGATCTGTCAATTCCTACACAGAATCTCTTATAGGCAGTCAGGTCATTGTATCTATTCTTCAATTGCTTGACCATGATCTGATTCATACCCTCAAGCTCCTCCGTGCTAATAAGGGCAAACATAAGATCAGCAG